TCCTTGGAACAAAATGCTCCTGGAGTAGGTTCTTCACAAGTTAAGCAGAAACCAGTTTTCTCTGGTACTGCGGCTTTGTTAGCTAGTGCTTTCTGCAATAACATTTCTGTTACTTCTGCGGCTTCGTCTAGTGGGTCTGCCATATTAGGCTCCTAAAAAGTGTTGAATAATTTCGTAATGGTCTTCAAAGCATTCTTCACTTCGAACTTCTGCAATGGGAACCCAACGGGCCTTCTCTGCATCGTCACTGCCTTTAACTTTGGGTAGTTCACCGTCGGGCAGTTGAATGTGAAACGCATGTGTAATTATACGCCCACGAGGACTTCTGTCAATAGCATCGAACACTTTGCTACGAACAATATTACCACGCAACACCGGAGCAGGAACTTTAATCATAGTTTCTTCTCTCAGTTCGCGAATAGCGGCATCTTCTACTGACTTGTCTGTATTAGCGTTAACGTAGCCGCCGGGCAATGCCCAAAGACCTTTGCCAGGTTCAGCACGACGACGAATCATCAAAATGTGTCCGCTTTGGATAACAACTGCATCAGCGGTGCTGAAGATTGGAGGATACTTCAAGCCTGCGTATTGTTTATTGTGTTCGGCAATGAACTTGCGTTCGCGAATGATTTGTGCATATTCTGGGCTGTTGGAAAAGTTGCCCAAGAAATCCAAAGTAGAATCTGGTACCACACTTCGCAAGAAGTTAAAGTTCAAGTCTTCTTTGAAGTAAAGGTCGCGAATGTTAACTGCACTGAGAAACTCTACAAGCTCGACATCTTCGTAGCCCCATTGAGGGAACATGTCGAGGTAGAACGAGCTGTCGTCTTTCTTGTGACCAATAATGCCCACACGGTCGCCGGGAATAGTGTGTTGGGCTACAATTTGTTGAACACGAACGGCCCATGCATTGTCATTGTAAATGGTGTCAATGTTAGGCTCGATACTGATCTGCATACTCAGTCCAGCCGTTGCGGCGCGGATCATGTTGCGGCGTTCGTCGAATGTGAACGGGTTTTTGTATGTGCGAGGTTGACGTGCGCTACCCACAACAATGACCAATTTGTTGCAAAGTGCTGTGGCACGTTTCACAATCTCCAAGTGAGCATTGTGGAATGGCTGGAAACGTCCGATGAGGACAAGGGTATCGTATTTTTTAGACATTTTAAAATCCCCTAATAGCTTTGAACATTGAAATAGCTGATTCTACTCTAATGCCTTCATCTTTGCACTGGCAAATGAGCGTTTGTGCTCGCTTCAAATATTCGCCGTGTGCATGACCAGTCCAGTCATCTTGCTTGTTTTTCATTTCATAAAACCAACCGCAACCATCGGTGTGGTTCCAGGTGCAGAGCATACTATGCAGTTCTTTTGCAAGTTGATGATCGGGAGATTCCAGTTTGGCTCGTTCGAGTTCTTTTTCCAGTTTGGCCATTTCGGCCTTGTGGGTTTTGATTTTTTCTTCGATGCCGAAGATTGTTAAGTCTGACATACAAAAATCCTTTGTACGATGTGAGCAATAAGTCTATCTCATTGCTTTGCTTTATTTACATTAATTATACATTAAATCAGATTTAATGTCAACGGAGTCCAAGTGCTTTTTTATCCGCTTCTGTAAGTTTTGCAAGGGCGCTTTCTTTAGCTTCTTTTGCCGCACGAGCTTTTTCCCTGCGAGCACGTTCGTCTGCTTTGGCCTTTGCGTCATCAATTTTGTGTTGGGTAAACCAAGGACCTGCTTCTTTGTCTTTGAACAGTTTGTTAGCGGGATCAATCCGCTCCAACTCTGTCATTGCTTTGCAAGCAATACGAGCAAGTTGGTCCCGCATCTTTTTGTAGGTCTCAGTGTTGTCGATATAGCGATCATTATCTCTGTAGTCCATGCAGGGCATAACTTGCTCCTTTTTGTTGCTATGTATGTATTATACAATAAATTGGATTTATTGTCAACCCAAAAAGACGTCATTTATTTGTCGATTTACTCGTACAAAAGTAGTACATTTTGATAGCTGTTTTAATGTGGCCGCGCCCACATAAGTGCAAGTGCTACGCAGGCCTCCCAGGATTTCGTTGATCGTTTCGTCTACGTTGCCTTTGAAGGGAACCCGAACTGTGCGGCCTTCGCTGGCCCTATAATCTTTGAACCCGCCATGTGCTTCTTGTGCATCTTTGGAACTCATGCCATAGAACTCGACAAACTTTTTATGTTCATAAAGAGGAGCCCAATCTCTATTCATGTTAACTTTGTACTGTCTGCCAGTGTCTACCCGTTCTTCAACAATGCTGCCGCCGCCTTCTACGTGTCCTGCTAGCATACCGCCTAGCATTACGAAATCAGCGCCCGCACCAAACGCTTTGCCAACATCCCCAGGACAAGTGCATCCACCGTCAGCAATAATATGTCCGCCAAGACCGTGAGCGGCGTCGGCACATTCAATAATAGCACTAAGCTGTGGGTACCCAACACCAGTTTGAATACGAGTAGTACACACACTACCAGGACCAATACCCACTTTAACAATATCTGCGCCACGTAAAATTAACTCCTGTGTCATATCTGCTGTAACAACATTGCCAGCAATAATAGTTTTGTTAGGCCAACGTTCACGAACCTTAGCAACATAGTCACCAAAGTGTTCGCTGTATCCGTTGGCAATGTCAATGCAAATGTATTTGATACGTTCGATGCCTGTTAAGACAATGTTTAACTTTTCAAAGTCTTCGTCACTAGTACCTGTACTGATTGCTACATTGTCTACAAACTTAGCCTGCTCATGCGGATCTAGTTTTGCAAATTCTGTAAAGATTTCAGTAGGTGTATAGAACTTGACCAAACAAGTAAACAGGCTCTTACCACTAAGTGTAATGGCCATGTTTAGTGTTCCTACTCCGTCCATGTTAGACGCCATGATAGGAATACCTGTGTACTCTTGTTGGCTGTGCCTAAACTTGTATGTTCTGTATAAGTCTACATCCTTGCGACTTTTTAATGTACTGCGCTTAGGAACGAATAGTACGTCCTTAAAGTCGAGTTTAGTATCTTCGATAATTCTCATAAGTGTATTTTAATAAGGTGTGCGAACTTTTGCAAGTCCTAGTCTAACCAATAGTTGGATAATCTTTGCGTTATGGTCTATTTGACCCATTGGTGATTCTGGGTGGAAGTTCCATCTTGCTGGATAACAATGATGTGTGCCATGATACTGTTCGCCGCGACCAAACCACCATCCAGGTAAGTCTACTGCTTGATGGTTTTGTAATCCGCCCACGGGATGATTGTATTCCCAGAAGTACCATTTACTGTTGGGAGGATTGTGTCCGTAGGTGTTTAATACTGCGGCGGCAAAGATTGCAACCTGTGTGCCCATTACCCATATGAAGATTAGCTTGTAATTGATTACTGCTAGTAATAGAGCAATAGCAATAGCAAACTTCCAGTAGTGCTGGGTCAGCATCTTTTGTCCGGGCCGCTTCATGTGATTGATAATCAGCTTCCACTCTTTCCATTCTAATGCGCCGCTACGATGCATGAATGGAAATAACAACGCTTTAAAGCGAGTGCGGCCATGGCTGTCTTCTGGGGGATGTGGATCGCCCTCTACGTCACTGTACTTGTGATGTGTTAAATGAATTAGCACGTAGCCTGTATGATAACCTTGAAGGAACAAAGGGCATAGTGCAACAATGAATAGTTCTAGCCAACGTGGTACACTAAAATAACTGTGTGCATAAAACCTATGATTGATCAGTGTACCGTATTGACCTGCAATACGTTGTATAACAAATGCAATTAAAAGGAACCACCAACCAAAGCCCAGCCATTCTCTAAATGGAGTAATAAAGATGGCAGATAAGAATAAAGTTATTCCCACTAGATACAATGCTTGTAAACGCAATGCATCAATGTGATGGTCCTTAATAGAATCTTCTTTTACCACGGTGTGTCTACTCGTGCAATACCTAGTTTAACCAGCTTGTCGATGATCCAAGCATTTTGATCCAGTTTGCCTTTGTCTGCTTCCGGATGGAAGTTCCAACGCTGTGGATACGTGTGATGAACATAGTGCCAGTTCTCGCCGCGGCCTTGTAAACTCCAGCCTGGCAAGTTAACTGCTTTATGTGTAGTTTCCTTGTCGCCCCTAAAGTGTTTCCAGAAGAACAACTTACTAGCAGGAGGATTATGTCCGTAGGTGTTTAAGATATAGCCCATAAAGATACCTAGCTGTGTGCCAGAAATCCATATAAACAATAGCTTATAGTTAATAACACAAAGCATGACGGCAATTAGTGCAACAATGTGCCAGTAGAACTTGGTAATAAACTTTTGTGCAGGACGGCGCATGAACTTGAGAATCAGTTTAAGCTCTAGCTCTTTACTATCATGTAGGAACGGGAATACTAAGTTAACCCAACGCTTGCGTGTGGCACTAATAGGAGGGTGCGGATCGCCTTCTTGGTCGGCATACTTGTGATGCATTAAATGCACAACAACATAACCTGCAGGGTATCCTTGTAGTGCAAAAGGACTTAGCAATACAACTAGTCGCTCAAACCATGGCACAACTGTAAAGTGATTGTGTGCCAACATGCGATGATAAAACAATGTGCTATAGTGGCCGCAGATACGCTGTGTAATAAACACCCACAGTACAAACCACCAACCAAAACCCAGCCATTCCCTGAATGGAGTGATAAAGATACTGCTTAACAAGATAAGCATACCGATATGGTAAATGACCTGTAGACGGAAACCGTCTACGTGCTGATTGTTATAAATCTTCTTGTAATAGTCTACGAATATCATTTAGTTGACCTTACTTCTGCAATTCCCCACTTAACCATTTGACTGATTAGTCTGCCATTGATGCAACTCTTGCCAAGGTCGGCATCTGGGTGCAAGTTCCAACGGCGTGGGTACGTGTGATGAATGTAATGATAGTTCTCACCATTGCCACCAAACAATATGGTCCATGTGTTTTTAACGTTAACGGCTGTGTGCGTTTGCGGATCTTTAATGTGCATGTCGTCAATGGCCATCTTGTCATTACGATGTGCGTAAGTGTTCAGAACACCTCCACCAAATGTTGCCAACTGTGTGCCCATTAGCCATATAAACAAGAACTTATAACTGATGAGACCAATTAGCACAATGTACAATGCTGTCATGTGCCAGTAGTATTTCATAATCCATGTTTGTAATGGACGTTTCATCAAGGGAAGAATTAACTTGTATTCAACTGGTCCTGCTTCGGTTAGGAAAGGAAATAACAAGTTGTTCCACCGACGTCTGTGTTCGCTAAATGGAGGATGCGGATCTCCGTCTTGGTCAGCATACTTGTGATGACGCAGGTGCAACCATGCGTATCCAGCTGGATAGCTTTGTAGTAACAATGGACTTAGTAAAACAACCAAGCGTTCGAACCATGGCTTGACTGTAAACAATTGATGTGCAAATAATCTATGATAGAATAAGGTATCAAACTTAATTGCTAGTTGCTGTACTAGGTATACCCATAAAAGAAACCACCATCCATACCCTAGCCACTCCCTGAAAGGTGCGTATAAGATAGTGAATGGGATTAAGGCAAGACCTAATAGGTATACGAATTGTAGTCTTTTAGAATCGGGATGTGCGATTTTCCACAAATCGCGTAAGTGATTCAACGCTCGTTTCATTCAACTTCTACTGTCACGGTAAGAGGAAAGCCAAATGCTCTCGCCGCTGTAACTGTCTCTGTGGCTTTCTGTTCTGCAATTTCAAATGTGTACAAACCTGCAACACCTTTGCCTTTTTCATGAACTTCCATGGTAATAGCATTAGCAGTCTTTTCGTCGTGATGAAAAACTCGCATTAGAATTTCGACAACAAATTCCATTGGCGTTTTGTCGTCGTTGTTGAAAATAACTTTAAACATGCTAGGCTTACGGATAGCAGTTTTAGTTTCGCGTTTTGTAATAGTATCTGTGCTTGGCATAATTTGTACATGGGGGATTTCTCCCCCATGATATTTAGTTGGCCGAAATGGCGATTTTACGAGGTTTAAGTGCTTCTGGTACAATGCGCTGTAGCGATACAACTAAAATACCGTCCTTGATGCTAGCTGTGGTTACTTCCACATGATCGGCTAGAGTAAATTGACGAACAAAATCTCTATTAGCCAAACCACGATGCAAGTATTCATAACTAGCGTCATCTTCACGTTTGCGTTTACCCGTAATTGTTAGTTGATTGTTATTCAACTCAACATCAATTTCTTCCATACTGAAACCGGCAACTGCCACTTCGATAACATAGTTATCGTCGGAAGTTTTGATTACATTATATGGGGGGTAATTTCCAGCTGGTGTGCCTGCGATTCGTTCGAAGTCCGTAAACATTCTATCGAATCCAACTAAGGCTCTGTTTAGCTGGTTAAGTGCTGTTGTGTCGAAACGTGTTAATGCGTTCATAGTTTTTCTCCTTATTAAGCGAGGTTAAATGTAAGACCCTTATGGCGTCCTACAAATATATTTATACACTCAGTTAACCCTAAGGTCAAATTTTTGTTACTCAAAATAGTTTCTTTGGAAGGGCTTGGCTGGCCAATTGTTTTTTCCAACGGCGTTTAGCTGATGCCTTTTTCTTCTTGCGGGCAGTAGTGGGCTTTTCATAGAACTCGCGCTCGCGCAATTCTTGAAGTTTGCCGCTGTCGGCAATCTTCTTTTTAAATTGCCTTACTGCTTTTTCTACGTTATCGTTCCAAACTGTAACTTTACTGCCAGTTAGTTCGATACGTCCATCTACGTGTTTTGCCATTACTTTTTACCTTTAACAATAGTAGCTATCATTCGATTGCCGTTCATGTCAGGCTTACCTTCAATTTGAGCAATTTCTACTAGAGCAATGATCTTGTTGATAATTTCAATACCTTTGCTAGTGTCGCTCATTTCCCTGCCGCGGAATCTAATGACTACTTTACATTTATCTCCGTCTTCAATAAACTCTTTGATCTTTTTGACTTTAGTCTCAAAATCGTGTTCGTCGATCCCAGGACGGAACTGGATTTCTTTTACATCTACTCTGCTTTCACGTTGCTTCTTTTCTTGTTCTTGCTGACGCTTCTGCTCACTGTAAATGAACTTACCAAAATCTACAATCCTGCACACAGGTGGATTTGCATGTGGAACTACACATACAAGGTCAAGGCCTTGGTCTTGTGCTTGGTTCAATGCTTGGTTGGTATATACAATACCTAATGATTGTCCAGCAGAATCTTGTAGACGCACTTGATTGTGCTTGTACTTGATTTGCTCGTTAGTCATATATTGCTGACGCATTTCTGCGGTAGCACTAAGTCTGACTGGACGTTGTTGTCGTGCTCGATGATTATACATGATTGGTTTGTTCGTCTCCTTTGTAGACGTATATTGGTTGGCTCTTGCCAGTGATAGTGTCGTCTGTCAACACTACTTTTATTACGCCCTGCTCACGCAAGGACGGTAAATCGAATTGAGTTTGAAGTAAAACTTTTTCCATGATGCTACGTAGGCCACGTGCGCCCAACTTCTTATTGACACATTCACGTGCAATTGCCAGTTTAGCTTCTGGAGTAATTTCTAATTCAACTTTGTCAAGGATAAACAAGTCCTTGTACTGACGCTCAATGCTGTTTTTAGGTTCCGTAATAGTACGGACCAATTGTTCTTCTGTAAGTTCTTCTAGTGTAGTAAACACTGGTACACGGCCTACAAACTCTGGAATCATACCAAACTTAACAATGTCGTCTGGTTCTACTTGATTCAAGTCAACTGTGGCATCTTTCTCTAGCTTGCTGTTAAAGCCGATTGTATTGCCCATGTTCATACGCTTGGCAATAATCTTATCCAAGCCCACAAAGGCGCCGCCCAAGATAAACAAAATGTTCTTGGTGTTAATCATTTCGCCCGGGCTACCTGGATGCTTGCGATTGCCTGTTGTAGGTACTTTGCACTCTGTACCTTCGATAAGTTTTAGCAAGGCCTGTTGTACGCCTTCGCCACTTACGTCGCGAGTAATACTAGTGCTTTCACTCTTGCGGCTTTTCTTATCAATCTCGTCAATGTAGATAATGCCTGTTTCAGCTTTCTTTACATCACCGCCAGCGGCTGTTAGCAAGCGATAGATAACGTGTTCAACGTCATCGCCTACATACCCGCTTTCAGTTAGACTAGTAGCATCTGCAATAGCAAATGGTACGTCTAAGATACGTGCAATTGTTTTAGCCAACAAAGTCTTACCTGATCCAGTGGGACCAATTAGTAATACGTTGCTTTTGTCGATTTCTGTTTCAATTACATCTTGTCCGTAGATGCGCTTGTAGTGATTGTAAACGGCCACGCTTAGAGCCAGCTTGGCTTGTTCTTGTCCGATTACATATAAGTTAAGGAAGTCAAAGATTTCCTTGGGCGTCTTGAGCTTTGCTCCTGCCATTGCTTCTTCTAAGGCATTTTCCTTAATAAGGTCATGGCACAAATCAATACACTCATCGCAAATATAAACGTTATCGCCTGCGATAAGTTTCTTTACCTCGTCCCTGCCTTTGCCGCAGAAACTACATTTTAAATGTTCGTCTTTCTGTGTGGGTGTTGTCATTAGAGTCCGCTTTTGATTATTTCCAAAAAGTCTTCGATTGATTCTGCTGTGCTTGCACTATGCAAGTTTAACAGAGCCATCATATTGTTGTCAATTAAATCTTCGTCAATAATCCAAAATATCTTGCGTTCGCGTACAAATGGTAGGAACACACAAATATCAAATTCACTTGCACTGGCCAAATCCACAACAACAAAGTCGCTGATCATGCCTTGTTGATAAAGCCAAGGCCAATTGCTGTCGTCTTTGTCTTCGTAGGTACTGTAGAAAACCAAATTGGTTCCTTTAAAGTCTTCTTCGATTAGTTCTTGGGTTGATTCGACCCATTTTGGATTTCTTGTTACTAGTGTAAAAGATAGGCCAGAGGTGGCCATGAATACTGTTGGTGGTGTCACCAAGTATGCTGATGTCTTCATGTATTGTCTGTGTTGCGTTTTACTTCAGGAAAGAAACCAGGCTTGCGGCGATATTTGCTTTGGCGTTCTGGTTGTAGGTCCTGTACCATTTCTTGGTATTTGTTGTCCAAGTCATCTTGCGAGCCTTCACGCTTTACTGTGCTGGCAGTAATATAATCGCCTGGACGTTCGTCACTGTATGCAGGTGCAATTTTATTGTCTTCCGTCACAATGCCTGTATCTTTTAATACTTGCAATGCTTCTGCACCTTCTAGTGGTTTAGTGGCTGGAGATGATGCTTCGATAAACTGCGTTAAAAGAGCACTTTGTTCTTCTTCACGCTTTTTATTACGCTTGGGTGTTACTTCTTTTTTAGCACGAGGCTTAGGTTCTTTTTTAGGCTCTTCGTCTTTTCCAACGTTAGCTACGGATTGATCCCACAGGCGTTGTTCAAATTCTTTTACTGCACTTGTCACTGGCGGTACAAATGTAAACTCAATAGGTTCTGCACCAAGGGTGTTGTCTACTACGTCACATTCTTTGTTAGGGCAGTATGGACCAATGCCAGGAGCATTATACAACTCCGTGCCGCACTTGTAGCAATGTAAATGTTCGTCTTCTTCGTCATCAGAATCTGTAGAAAGTCGGGTATGATCGATACCTCCCCAATTAACCTTTTCTTCAGTTTCTACAGCCTCTGGGAATAAGTCTGCAACTTCCTGTGCTATAACACCTTCAGATGGTTTGTCGTTGAAAACGTCAAGCAATTCATCTGTGCGCTCTTGCCAGTTTATCTCTGGTTCTGGCTCTTCCTTCTTCCAACCAAAGGTCATCTGTGCGGCCAGCAACATGATAACTGCCAATGGATCAAATACAACAACGATTAAAATGATGACCCATGTTACTGCTTTTTCAAGCATGTTTTCATCTGCACCTTTGTCGCCGTAGATGAACTTGGCAATGTATTTGATTGGACCTACTTCAGCTTCTACTTTACGTACTTCTGCTCGAATAGGCGCGGCTTCGTCATTAAGAGAACTAATAAGTTTCTGGTTGGCTTCAATGTCTTTGGCCAATGCAATACGATCCCTCTGCTGAGCACGACGGATAGCATTTGATTTGTCTGCACCTTTTTCATCTGTTGAACGTGCCATAACTTGGTCAACTGCTTCATCCATCTGTTTGAGTTGCTTGCGGTTAGCCTCAATATTCTCTTTGGCAGTTTTGATTTTTTCATCATATATCGCAATCTTACTTTGCACGTCGCCTGACACTAAGTTTTGGTCGTTGTGCGCTTTACTTAGGAAACCAAATATACCCATGCTGGTGATCAGCATAAGAACTAATACTGCGGCAGTCATGTATGCTTTCATGAAACGTGGCGCACGTTCCCAGTTGGCTTTTAACCAACTAGCACAGACCAGTTTACCTATCTCTAAGGCAGAGCCCATAATAACAATAGGAATAACTGCGGCAGAGAAAACTGCGGCCAAGCCTACTACGCTATAATAGATGGCCACAGCGGAAATTGTTAGGCCTGTAAGTAAAAGTAACCAAGCAAGTATCATAAGTTATATTTATTTTAGCAAAGTAGCTGTGATTAATCAAGCTCTTTGAATGTTTTGGCGAAATTGTTTTCCAACAATAATTCGTTAATGTTTGTTCCTGGACTTCCTGATTTGTCTATAGTCCAGATAGTCCCTAAGATGCGCCCGACCTTACCGCGTTTAGTAAACTTGGTTTGGACGATGACGCCATCTTGGACTAATCTCTCTAGCATAGTTCTTGCTTCCTGGGCGGAAGTATCAATTGGCATGACATCCCACAGTCTCACACGTTGTTTAGTGTAGAATTTGAAACCTAGATCAATCTCTAAGTCAAATGTACTTGTGTCAACTATTGCCAATACTTTCGCCCGGTACTTGAACATATTATCTGTCTACGTAAAATAAATGATTATCAATTTTAGCAATTAGCTTTTTCTGTTTGCTCCAATAAGGTGCTACAGAGTCTGCATGAAAATACAATGCGTTCTTTAGTGAATCACTAAAGCTATTATAAGCTAACAGTTGGTACGCTACTTTTTTACTTTCTTCGTAACGCTCGTTGTAAACTGCCTTCGCAGGCCCTTCACAAGTCCAACTAAACTGACATGCTTCGCCAAACTTTTTAGTTTCGCCATGTCGTGTACTGCCTTGATAAACTACTGCACAAACTGATTTAGGAAACCTTGGATCGCGTACTCTATTGAGTACAACTCTACCTACTGCAATTTTTCCTATAACGCTTTGTGAAGCCGCTTCATAATAGATATTATCGGTCATGCATTTGAGTTCCTCTGCATTGACTTGCTTCTTGCTAGTCAGAGGTTCACTTGCAACAACTGGTGTCTGATCTGAATCAGTAATGTAAGATACTAGTGATGTCTTCATCGCTGTACCTGTTGACTCGATCCCTGATGTTACTATATCAATAGCTTTAGGCATATATGCCGAGCTAAACAGTATCATAAAGCAGGCTAAGACCACCATTGGTAGACCGAGGATATTTTCTGTTTTTACCATATCGTCTCCTATTAAAACACTACCATGTGAGCGTGGGTTAAGTATTTAACCCGTAAAGTTCACATGGATTCTTAAAAAGCACCGAATCGGGCAATAAAGTAGGCAGTTAACCTACTATTTTGTCAGACTTAAAAGAAATTTATAGTGCTGATACGCTTCTTCGACACCTTGATTAGTGTCACGTATTTTTTTCTCTCTTGCAGATTGTTGCAAGATTTGATTTGATTCATCGATTATTGCCTTCATGTATTTGAATTCTTGTTTCATTCGATCCAAGTCTTCGACATCATGCTCTGTCAATAATGTAATGTAAGTATTTTCATTACCCGCAATTAACTGATGATTAACCTGCACAGTTTTGAAGGTATGCTTATACGCTTCTTCTTCGTATTTGGTAAGTGGGTAATTAGGATACCAGTCACGTTCACGTTTACGGCCATACACATAATCATATGATGGATGTTGTCCTTCGACAACTTGTATGACTCGGTATCCCTGTTTTTTTAAAGTCTCTAAGTCTTTTGCGGCATTCTTCATTTGCTGATGTATGTACGATTTAACATCGTATGATTGTGGTCTGTAGGACCCCAATCTCCATCTGGATGGAAAGCAATAACAGTCATAGGTCCGTTGTCTGTACGGAAGCGATGACGTTCTTGTTCTTCTAAGCAGAACACAACACCTTCTGACAGAACGTTAACATTAACGTTTCCGTCGTCACCTGCATCACTAAATCCAGAGCCACTTGCTACACAGCCTAATCTAATGCTAGGGTGTGTGTGGAACGATTGATTAATGTTAGCAGGAAAATACAATAAGTTCAAGCTCGAATCGCCCAAACGTGCAGGGAATACAATCAAACTATCACTGCATCCGTCGATGTAGGTCAGTCGACCTTTTTCTTCGATCCAGCCAATTTGATTTGTTACCTTATAACCTAGACGAACTGCAACAAAGCATTTGTCTGCGGCTGTAATCTTACAGGACTCTTTTACAAACAATGCAAAGTACTGTCCTTTTTCTAACTTGTGTGTCTTACCGTCGATACGAATGGCAGTATCACCAAAGCTGTATCCGTAGATGCTGGCATATTGGCAAAACTTTGGCAGAGTAACAGGGCTGTCCTTTTCTACTAGAAAAGCGCCGGACGGATACATCGTGTTCCATTGGTCGATGGTTTTATCTATAATCATATTCTCTCTCAGTAAACTTGTTTGATTTGGTCACATAGGCCTAGCGCCAGTGCTTCTTCTGCACTTAGCCACATGTCCTGGGGTGGTAGTAAGAACTCTTTGATATTGTTATCGTCTATACCAGTACAATACTGATAGTGATGCAACATTCTTTCTTTGGTAAGATTGAATTCCTTCATTGCGGCAAACAGTTCGTGTTCTTTACCTTCGCTGAACCAACTAAATTGATGGCTTAGTACGCTGGTATTAGGAGTTAGGATTCTGTGCCCTTTTTGGCCAGCAATAAAAATACACAGGCCAGCACTGGCAATCATGCCCAAGCCAACTGTTCTAACAGGAATAGCACTACCCATCATGGTATCGATCAAAGCAAATGCGGCTTGTAAATCTCCGCCCTCGCTGTGTATGATTAGGGTCAGTTGTTTTTTGCGGCCGCGACGGGCCAAATTTTCTTCGATGATCCATCGAATAACATCACTACAACTATCCTGGTCAATTTCTTTCATGAGCAGGTAGTATCCATGGTCTCGTAGAACGCTGGTTTCTACGTCTGCTTTTTCGAGTTCTTTTTCTGGGTACCGGGCCATCATCTTCCTCTGTGACAAAAGTGTATTATGTATGTACTTATCAGCTAAGCCAACTATTTATTCAGTCAACAAAAAAGCTACCGAAGTAGCTTTTTGCTTAGGTCCATTTGGATCTGTACGCTTCCATTGCTTTAGCTCTGGCCTGCGCTAGCCGTTCCGTAATGTGATCCGGTAAGTCTTCTTTATCATCTTGTACTCTGTACTTGATTAATCCGGGTCTACGATATGCAACATAAATGTCTTCATCGTCTATTCCGTCTAAATCAGAAGGATTTGCACCTGCTTGTAATAAAGACTTACGTAAGGGATTACTTCTTAGGAGCTTCGGCTTTTTGATCCGCAGGCTTTGCGCTTGTAGGCGCGGCGCTTTTGGTGGCGTCAGCCTTTTTGGCTCCGGCCTTTTCTGCGGCTTTAGCTTCTGCCTTTTTGGCTTTGGCTTCTTCTTTACATTCTTTGCTTACGCAATGCTTTTGCTTTGGTTTAGCTTCGCTGGCAGCTGGTGCAGGAGCGGCGGCTGTTGCGGCTGGTGCAGGAGCAGCCGGAGCCTTAGCAGGTTCTGCGGCGAACGCTGTTGCGGCGAAAAGGGAAGCGATTAGTACTGATGCGATTTTCATGTTAACTCCAATTTATGGGTTGCCACAAACATTTTGCTTGTGTATATATATAACGCGATAGCTCGTTATTTCGTTGACAATTTAATTGTCCAAATTGTTTTTAGTTTTGTAATCCAAAATAGCCGCTTTTACCGCGTCTTCAGCAAGGATGCTACAATGGATTTTGACTGGGGGCAATGCAAGTTCTTCAGCAATGTCTGAATTTTTAATAGTTGCGGCTTGGTCCAACGTCTTCCCTTTAACCCACTCGGTAACAAGAGAGGACGATGCGATTGCGCTACCGCAACCGTAGGTTTTGAATTTTGCATCTTTGATAATTCCTGTTAGTTCGTCTACTTGGATCTGCAACTTCATTACATCGCCGCAGGCAGGTGCGCCAACCATTCCAGTACCGACGGAGGGATCCGATCCATCCATTTTTCCAACGTTTCTAGGATTTTCATAATGATCTATTACTTTGTCTGAGTATGCCATATGGATATTTATAATGTAGTGGGAACAGGTTTGGGCTGGCGTGGGTTGATATGGCAACTAAACGCTACCACATTACTTGTACAGCTAGGGCAATTGTCTGTAGCTACTTGTACAGTACCATCATTTAATGATACATAACCCTGTAAAAATCCCTCATAATTAGTGGGATTAGACTGATAACTGCTCATAATGTCTAGGTTTACCAAGCCGGGTATGCTACTCATGAACCCATGTGTGCGTATAAAATAGTTGCTGGTAGACTTGTCCACGGTCTGGTTATTATAAATGCGTAAGCTAGTCACTGGTCCAACTTTGGTAACGTAATTGGCTAGCTCGTCACGCATAACAGGCCAAACCCTGTACAGGAATTTAGCCCATTCAGTATTAGACACATCCACTATCATAGATTAGGATTCTTCAATACCATACTAACGCAACGGCCGCTGAAACCAAAACTGTTTTTAAGTACATATTTGATTTCTTGGTTGCGAGGTTTATGCATGACAAAGTCCACATCGTCACGCAATGGATCACGTAAATGACCAGTATGCGGGATAACCCCGTTCTGCATGGCAAGAATACTGTATGCTGTTTCCAGTAGGCCACTTGCCGCCATGGTATGTCCAATATGTCCTTTATTAGAACTAACTGGAACCTTGTTGCCAAAGATAGTGCTAATTGCCAATGCTTCCGCCGCATCGCCTACTGGTGTGCTAGTTGCGTGTGCATTGATATAACTAATGTCGGCGGCTGTAATGCCTGCACGACTAATAGCCTGCGTCATTGTATTAATGGCGCCGTGTGCATTTTCGTCTGGGTCCGTTGGATGATCTGCTTCTGTGTAAGCACCAAAGCTAGAAATTTCTGCAAGGATCTTTGCACCACGAGCAATGGCATCACGCTTACGTTCTACAACAAACGCACAAGCACCATCACCTAGAATAAAACCATTGCGTGTCTTATCAAATGGCTTACTGCAATCGTCGCTGTCTTCCATGCTTAATGCACGTAGTTGTTGGAAGTAGTATCTCCAGAAAGCACTATCGCCAAAGTCACTGCCGCCGGCTACGCTGTATTTCAAATCAGGATCTGTTTGCAACAACATGGCTGCGTGACGAATACTTAACAGTCCGCTAGCACAGGCACCTGTTGTACTAATACTTGGGCCATGCAATTTAAAGTATGTGCTTAGGAAACCGTTGGTCCAGTCCTTGCCACCATATAGAATCTTAAATGGGTTTACGTTAACTTTGCCATCAAACATACTAGCGGCTTGAAACTCTAATAGTTCCTGTGGTCCTGCTAAACTTCCGTAAGTAGTAGCGGCATATTCATCACCGGTTAGTCCTGCCATGTCTAAGGCATCTTGGATAGTATGTATACTTGCTTTCTGCACGATAGGCATCAGACGCATTTCCCTATCGCTTAGTCGACCAATTTTAAAACCTTCTTCACTGGGCACTTCAAACACACGTTTCTGAATAACGCTGGGCCACTTGGGTTCTTGATTTACAGGTTGACTCTTATCATTGATTAAACTGTCCCAGCATTGCACTGGGCTAATACCACAGGAATCTGCCATCCCTATGCCGGTAATTACTACTTCATCTAGCATATCTATCCTTTATGTCTGTGTGCTATTATATATGCAAAAAAATAGGACAGTCAAGACTGTCCTATTGTATGGTCAACCGTTTAACGGATTAAACAAGACCAAGTGCCATTGCCTTGTAACCTGCGGCTACGATAGCGCGGCTTGCTTTGCCATGACGGTATTCAGTAACAACTACACCGTTCTTTGCTTTGCGTGTGTTAGCATAGATAGCGTAACCTGCTTGGCGGATGCGTGAAGCTTCTGCGCTCAAGTTACCAATACCAAAACGCTTCTTAGCTTCAGATTGTGTAAGTGCTTGGCCTTCGATAACCATTGCTTTGAATGCCTTGCCGGTCTTTGTGTCTAGATTAAAGTTCATATTTGTCTCAATTTAATTAAATTAAGTTCTGCTCATTGCAGTAACATGTATCTAGTGTACACGACAACTATGAACTTTGCAATAGTTTGTTTTACCGAATCAGTACTTTTGGTTGATAAAGTTGTTTAGTTCAACCGCTTTTTTGGTAATAGCATCCACAGAATAAATCTCTGGGTGCTTGTATGAGGTTTTTTCTAATTCAGCTAGGCTTTGCGCCTCTTTGCATCTAGATGCGTATTCTCTATCTAGGATGTCTTTGGCCATTTGTAATAGCTCTAATCTTATTTCGTATCCGTTGCTCACTGTGGGCTCCTGTTCAATTACCAAATATTTAGCCAAAGTTTAATCTAGATTAAACTTTACGAATTTAACATTTGTGCTGTAGCAGGTAATGTACGGGCCCAGTCGGTTTTTCTTGTATGGTCTAGGTAGTTCATGAACTTATAGAACCGTTTGATCTCTTCTGGTTCATGCCTATCCATGTTAGCTTGCAAAAACTTAATAATCATATCACTGACCATGTAATCAGGATACTGACTGTAAAAGTCTATGATCTGTTCTTTCATATGCTTGGGTAAGCTAATTGTACTGTGCCACATTGGGGTGTCAACAAAACGAATACTTAGTGGCAAATTATTTTGCCTACACCATTGCTCTGTTTCAACCATACTATGGCTGGTTGTAATTTGAAAACAACTGGTAAGTCTAAGAATTTTAATGTTAGGATACTGTTTGCTATAGGATTGAACCAGTTCAATGTTCTTAACTAATGTGTCCCATTTGCCGCCGTAGCGTATAAGTTCGTATTTGTCTTTGACAGCATCGATGCTTATACGCAGGTCAATGTTCTTAAACTTGGTCCAACGGTCTAGGATTCGAGGATTGATAACGCTAAGGTTACTGTCATATTCTAACCTAACTTGGTCAGCACGGCCTGCGGCAATTATTTCATCTAACAGTCTATCATGCTGTTTAAGCACCATAGGTTCACCACCAGTTAGGTAAACATGTTCTAAGGTAGGTAACATGGCTTTAAACTTGTCCCACCATATTTCGCTTTCCCACCATTTAACTTCATTGGCATCATACCACTTACCATGTTGGTTCTTGGTCAGCAATACTTTATTTGGTCCGAAACCATTTGTATGTAAGTTAGGGCCTAGGCCAATTACTGCGGCCCATTCGTCGTACCATAGGTTGCTGTACTGTGGACCACATTGTACACATTTAAAGTTACAGACATTACCAAAGTGTATGTCTATGCTACTGGGTGCCCATGCAACATTACCTGCTTTGTCTATTTTGTTGTAAAAATTAACAGGACTAACTGTGTTATTGCCCCGTACAAAATTGTTAACGTACAGTCGACGACTTAGATTAGAATGATCTTCGTCTATGGCCATTTCTCTTTGTTCACAACAACTGCACAACGAATGCCACTCGTCGGCGGCTACATCGCTTAGTCTAACTGCGCGATGTTTGTCACTGTTAATGCCTTGCTCAACAGTATGTGTAAGAATATTCATCACCTGTCCGTTAGTGTCAAAGCCTACACTTTCGTTTTGTGCAGGATCGTTACTAAGCGAACATAGTCTAAAGTCTCCGCGTGGAGTAATACTCAAACTATTCCATACTGTTCTGCAAAATGCCATTAAAGTTTACCTAGTGTTTCTTCCAGCCATAGTTTGCACTCAGGCCATTCTTTGTACTGGTGTGCAAGTCCTTCTGCTCTGCGCCATTCTTCACAATTGGATTTACGGTCATCAATTAAGATATCACCGGGCTTACAACGTTGCCACTTGTCATGACTGTAAGGTCCAAGAAATACCGGAATGCCAGGAAAATATTTATAACCCCAAAACACTTTGTCTTGTGGTGCCCATGGCATATCATTACCGTGCGGTATGGCGCTGAGGAAATACAAATTTGCGCCGGTCTTGCTACAGTAACGTTCGCACCAGTCTACTAATTCTCTTGCACCTGCTTTAAGTGGAAGTTTGCTGTACATACGTTGGTCGTCTTTGAGTCTACGCCAAGTAGCATCTGGAAGCATTTCGCCTTCTTTCCACTGTGGTTGTTTTAGATAAGCACGAGCATAACCCATCCAATCTGCAACTACATCATCCATGTCTAAGTAAATGTTCATCTCTGTATCCTTTAAAAACAAAAAGGGCCTATAGGCCCTTTATCAGCTAAAGATCATCTTAGAAGCTGAAGCCTAGGCCTAGACCAACTGCGTTTTCTTTGATGTCTTGATATGAACGGCTTAGGTTCAAATTAAGAGCAACTTGCTTGGCAACAGGAATGCTGTATGTACCAAATGCAACGGTTTGATGAGTCATATGTGCCTCAGTAGAACCAACGCGAGTCTTAACACCTACTAGTGCAAAACCTGGACCTGCTTGAACGCCGTATGTTGCACCAACTAAACCGTAGTTATAAGATGTGCCACCGTTCAAACCATTGTCATGGCCTGCGCCAACAAATGGAGTTACGCCTTTGAAGTATGTGCTAGCTTTGCCAACTGTTGCTTCAACAGAACTCAACATGCCGCCATTGTTATCCAATGTAGCTGTACGTCCTTGCAAGCCAAATTGGTATCCGCCAATTTCCTTGCCAGCGCGAATGTACTGTGCAGTACTGTCTGATTGTCCTTTACGGCCGTGGACGCTGTCAACGTCTACGCTAACGTAATCGGCCGCAAATGCAGTAGTAGTTACTGCCAAGGCCAAGATTGCAAAAATTTTCTTCATTTGTGTTTCCTTTTTAAAAGACTGTGTTTAAGTCTCTGTGTAGACAATTATATAGCAGTCAAATCAGAAAGTCAACACATGCTTGTGCTGACTATTCATCCAATTCTTAATCTATATTAAATTGTTATGGGAGCCCAAAGCCAAATGCCTTGAGTTAAAAGAAGAACACCAAACAAGCTAACACCAATACTGCCCCAGTACATGCGCTTGTCTACTGCCAAAATACTAGCACTCAAAAGAACGATTGCCAATTGGAAAAGCATACCTGCAAAAGTTAACCATGGGCCGTGTGCTTTGGCTTCTTCACGTTCTGATTTCAATTGGATAGCTTTGGCCAGAAGTTCTTTCTTGCCTTCGCCAGACTTTTCGTCGCTTTCATAACGTGCAATTTTGGCACGAAGTTCTGCGGCACGTTTTTCGTCTTTACGTGCAATGGCGTCTTCTAACTGTCCTTCTGCAATAGAACCTTTGATACTTTTAGCTTGGTAAAAGCCATAAGTGTCTGTGGTTTCTAGCAAACGTGTTAGTGCTTTGCCGCTAAAGCTGTTGGCCATGTATGTTGTTACTGCCAATAGCAGGGCAATAAAGACAATAACAAAGCCTGCTTTGTCTTTTAATTGTGCTTCACGTTCACTACGTGTAAGTGGTTTAACTTCTGTTGTCATAATGTTTCCTGATAAAATATTTACCATACTAGGTAATCTTGGAATAATTCCTGTGCTCGCTTAAATGTAATGCCTTGCATAGTGCTAGCCTCCAGTAAGTCTACACTAATACACAGTCTAGGTCTAGTGCCATTTGTAATATTGTGCGGAATTCCTGTTTGACAAACGCTAGGGCTTTTAACCAGCTGAGAATAGATAGTGGTACACTTATCGTCAGGGAATGTTACGTATGGAGTGTCTACGTTGGTCATGCCTGCAATGACTTGGTATGTAGGATCGTAATTAAACCAATTCATCATACTGTCATCGTCTTGGCCGTAGATCCAATTCATTTTGATTTTGTCTCCTATGCCCCGGTCAACATGGATGTCTCCAATGTTATGGGCAGGACGATAGATAACTTCAACCATGTTAATCTTTATGCCTAGGTCTTTGTACCATGCAAAAAGTTCTGGGCTAATATGTCTAAATCTGTCTATTTTTGTGTGTCGATATTGATCCGTTTTGAGTATTTCTAGGGGGAAATTAGGGTCTTTAAACGGCTCTATAGGACAGGCTACTTGAAAGCAATAGTCGTTCATGCAATTACTTATATAAAAGAAAACCCGCCTAAGCGGGTTTGTTGGGAGAAATGTTAATTAATCATTCCAAACTAAAGAGCCACCAACTAGAGAAGCGTAATAAACGTCAACTCCGCCAATGCCCCAAGCTGTAATGTTAACTTGTAGGCCAGAACCGTTCATGTCTTGTGAACCGTATGTTTGCACACGGCTAAAACCTGCGGCTGTTGTGTCGCCAGGTAACGAGTTTGGATTAGTCCAAGTGCCGCCATCAACGATTTCAACTGCTGTTGCAACGCCTGCGTTACTTGCTGTTACACGAACTTGTAACGGTTCAGCAAAGTTTGCGTGGCGGAATTCAAAGATATCGCCAACGTCGTTAGCTGTACCGCCATTCTTAAGCGAAATGCTTAGAACAACTTCATCGCCACATGCTTCTGCTACTGCGTAGCTTAGGCCAGCATCAATACCAGTAATTGCGCCTGGTTGTGCTGTTGGAACGCTGGATTCACGAGCCGCAAATGTAAAGATTTGGCCTTGTGGTTGTCCGATTAGGTACAAGTCAGTTTTAGCTTGTAGGCCGCGAACTGCCTTAGAATACAAACTATCACTTGCTGTGTGGTCTGTTTCAACGTCTTGACCCATGTCAACTACATAAAAGCCCAGCTCAGCTGTACCCATGTGCGTAATTGGGAATGTTCTTTCCCAGTTGTCTCTTAATGCCATATTTGATCCTTTATAAAGAAAATTATGCTAATATTTATCTTTAAGCTAAAAAGAAACCCGCCGAAGCGGGTTCTTGCTATTTTGGGTTACAAGGTATAACTACCTCGGCTACGGGTTTTTAGGCCGCGATAGCGAATGTACTGTCGTTTGCAGTTACTTGTTTTGCGTCTACGGCCGGGAAACCCCAACCCTACGGCTTCTGCTTTGCCGAGCTGTCCACGCCGCTACTTGTTGCCCTGTCGAAACCATGTGCTGGCCCATCATAAAGAAACTTCTTTGAATACTGGCACACTTTCTGTTGCCATTTTAACAAATTCAACATTGGTCGGGAAATTATCTAAAGTTCCTTTGTGACGCATCATGCTTAACTCAAATGGTCCACGCTCTAACGCATACCAGAACATTTCAGTAGCACCTGCATCAACTTGGCGTTGAAAATATTGATTCATAAACTTCCTTATGGTGGACCAGGAGGGATTCGAACCCTCGTCCAGAACACTTTTCTCTTTGCTTCATACAGCAATAACTTATATTATATATTTATTTTATTTTGATGTCAACTGTTTTGCGGCGCCAGACTTTTTCCATGCTTTCCACATTGCTTGACCATCATCACTTTGGTATTTGCTAGGTTTGATATCGTTGCCCAACATTTTGGCGTAAGCATACATGGTACTTGCGATACCTTTGTTAGTGTATCCGCCTTCAACTTGTGTATTTTGACTCTCTAGCCATTTCTTACCTGCTAGTATTCTAACTTCAAAGTTTACGCGGCCGATCAACTTATCACCATCGTAGCATCTGATTAACAAGTATGTAAAGAAACCACTATCTGAAAGATGGGTTTTGGCTGTGTATCGGTAATCGCCGATTTGTTGTTCATGCTCGAACTCAGGATTGCGGATATCGGGATTGATGTCTTCTGAGACTGCGTTTAGAATTTGAATGTCTGTGCCAGGAAATACCACCAGCATTTCACTGTCAGTTACAGTTTGCATAGCTTGATAGCCTTTGCTTTGCAATAGCTTTACATATCGGGCCACAGTTTCGTAATCCCTGTCAAACAATGCATCTACTATTGCTTCGTCGATATCATGGTTGTAATCAATCTTGTAAATTTTATCAGCGTTTACTTTTGCCCTAGTAATAACTGGGCCGTAGTTTTCTGCCCATTCCTTGTGTGGACTAAAGAACACACCGTATGCAGGTATGTTAAACTTAGTGATAGGATGTTTGCCGCCATGGTACAATACATCTTGCACTGATTCGTGCATGTGTCCTCTATGCAAGTCTGAGTTGGCGCCTAGCTTTTGTGCAATATGTGCCCATGCTCCGCCGCTTGCATCATCACCTACGGTTAATGTTCTAGTAGTTGGTTGGCCTTTGCCGTAACTATCTTCTAGCTCTTTGAATATATCACCTAGGATGCGAGTAACTGCTCCTTGGAACTTGCCAGCATGTGCATCTTGTATGTTGATGGTCATGTTAGTACCTTCGTATCCGGCACTTAGTTGCAAGTAGAAATGGCCACGTGGATCAGCTAGGCCGTTATAGTTTTCATGATTCTTTACGTATTGTTTTTTGGTGCTAGCGTACACTGGATTGCCGCCATAACTGTCGCCGGTATATAATGGTGTGTTTGGGTATACTTCTTCCCACGCATCACCGATAACCATGGCTAGTAAGCCAGACGAAGCTTCGCCTGCACTTAGTGATTCTTTGATGATTTGTTTAATACGCATGGGGTATTTATGCGTATTTGTCTATGATTTTGCCCTTTTCTTCAGGCAACGTTGAATTCCATACCCTGCGTAACAGGATCATGTCTGCTAACTTTAACCTAGTAAAAGGTATTCCTAGGCGATTGCGGTCCTTGAGAACACGGTCAGCTGATGTTGGCTCTTTGGTACGCATCCAATATTTATTTTGGATGCGGCCAATTTAGTCTGCTGTTATGACCTTTTTAATTTCAAAGCCGTTAACTGCATCCTTGTTAGGATAATTTTCGGCTACATACTTTCTTGCTTCTGCAAACGGATCTGCGGATCCTTTAGGAATCTCTAATACCTTTACGTCATCTACGTATATTTCAAAAATAACCATTTAATTGTATCCTTTAATAAAATTAGGTTCGTCTTCTATTGCTTGTTCAAAGAACCGTTCTATGCCTTCAAGTTTTTTAAACATGACTTGACCGTCAGGTAGCACTTTGGCTACAAACCTGTCGCCATCAACAACATTGATTTTGTCTTTTCCTAACTCTTTATCTAAGAGTATGCTTCCATCTGGGCATAGTGTAAACACATAGTCTACGAACATCATTATATTTAATCAGGCACTATAGTACTTTCGACTACTATAAACGCCTTCCGCGGAAACAACTGGTTCAGCTTAGTTTTTAATTCATCTTCGCTAGTAGCTTGGACAATAAACTTACCCGTTTCCTTGTTATACAGGAATACTTGGCCACGGTAGTGTTCAAGGTATGCAGGGATAACCATTGCTTTTACAATTTCCTCTGCCTGTTCCCTGATTTTACGTTTCTGTAAAGCTCTAACTGCTACTATAATGGTTAGAGCTTGATACACTACCCATAAAATCATTCCAAACAATACCCAATCGAGGATTGACCAGTTTTCCATATATGTATTTAATCTTAGTTGTTAGGATCTTCAGTGAGGCCGCGCCACTTGATAACTTTTTTAGTGTCCCACTTCTTCCCGTCCCAAACTGCGGCTTGTACGTTGGACTGGAACGGCCAACTTACTTCGTACTCGCTGTCTAGTATTTGGTATGTTCCGTTACGCACAGGATTGACACTTACTGGATACCATTCTGTTAAAAGTGTATCTTCTTTGCCCAAGTCTTCCCATTCTTCGTCCGACATGTTTTCAACGAAGTTAGCGTATCCTTCGACAAACTCGTTAACTGCGTCGGATGTTACCTGCACGTTTTCTGTTGTATTGGGCGAAAACTCTTCGCCAGTGTCTTCGTTAGTAAGCGTCAACGGACCGTAGTAGTAATACTCAGTATCGTCGTTTGACCACCCAATATCTTCAACACCACTATAGCTGTCTTCTTCCCAGGCAGATTCAAACTTTGCAAGCTCTTCGTCGGTGACTTTGTCGTTTTCTTTAATGATGTCAAGCCAGCAACCGTCAGTCATGTCCTGCATTTCCCAGCATTCATCGTTGTCAATGCAACCTAGTTCGTAGCCATCTTCGTTCTTAAGTTCTTCATCTGTCAACGGGCGTTCGTCCGACTCAACTGTAAAGTTGGCCCAGCGGAAGCCTTGTTCAATTGAGATGATCATGCCTTCTTTATAGAAGAACATCTTTTCAACGGCTGACTTCTTGTACTGTGGGCTTAGGTTCCAAGTTGCCATATTAATCTACTCGTGTAAGTGTAGTTGCTTCTTTGATTAGCTCGATTAGTTGTTCAACTGTAGGAACCATAATCTTAGCTGTCTTCCATTCGTCTTCGTCGTCTCGTCCGCCAACTTCAATCATGAATCCGTTGTCGTACATATTAACGGTAAACGATTCGTTAACCTTTGCTAGCTTGTCGCTTAGTTTGTTTACTTGCTTTTTGGCCATCTTCTAACTCCTTTACTGTGTCTATGATTGTGTGTGCAAAATTAATAGCACTTTGTTTATTCAGTAGCAAGTGATGTTCTTGCTTATGAACTCCCTTGACTAGGATGTCCCATACTGCCGTTAATCTAGCAGGCCAGTCCTTCCAAAAGTTCTTTGTCCATGTAGTAACATAAAAGCTAACTTCTACGTCTGGGATGTCTGCGTCACGCTGTACTTCGACCCATGCCTTAATTGCATGGTCGTCGCTGGAGCAATCGCACTCTACGTTAAACACCTTGGCGGTGCCCCAGTCATTGACTAGGCTAACTCCTTGTGCAGGTGTTTGTGGCTTCACTGCAATGTCCTTTTGTTTTCGCCGACTGGCATACCCATAGCTTCAAGCTCTGCAAGTTCTTCTTCGCTGAGAACCAATTGTGCAAACTTGGCCAGTTCTTCGTCTGACATGCTGTCAACGTCCAGCTTTTGTGCAGATGCTTGGATTTCACCTGACTTGAACATGCGTTCAATTTCTGCCATAAGGGCATCGAGTTCTTCTTGTGTGCCTTCAAAGTTGTCAAAACAACCAGGGGCAAATTCAATTTTCAAGTCTTGAACTTCAGCGGGTGTAAGTTCGTCAAAAGATTTTTCTGTAGTCATAATATACTTTCGTTAATCCAGTCTGTTGCTAATTTGTCTGCTTCTTCGGCACTTATTGCCCATACTTTGATTTCCGCAATGCGGCCATCGATCCACATGTCAAAGGGTACAGTACCACTTAAACAAAAACCCTCGGGCAATCGTTTAGTAACAATATACTCTTGTAAATTCTTTGCTCTTTCGATTAAATTCTTTGCTAGTTCAATTGAGTTCATTTGTTGCTTTTCTCTTGCGCTTAGGCTTAACTTCTTGCAAGCCTTCCACGCTAGCGATAGCTTCACGAACTTCTCGTTCAAGGGCCGCATCGTCCCATTTTAATTCGGTACTGCCATCTTCGTATGTTATTACAGTAAGATGTGAACCTACTGTAACCTGTGGCCAGTTGCTGTCAGTCTTCTTTTTCCGTGTTGCCATTTCTGTTCCTATACTCTTTCTTTAACCACCAACGATACTTTGCAAAGTATTCTTGGCTTGTGTACGTGGGACGTTTGCCTTCCCACGCCATCATTTCTTCTAAGTGGTCCCACCAAATTTGATATACCCACGAGCGAAATTTCATATCATGTCCAAAGTGCGTGACGAACCTTAATAAGTCGGATCATCATTTGTTCATCTTCCTTTTCATAATCTGCTTCGATTTTACGAAGTAGTTTATGCGCCCTGTCGCCTTGTTTCTTAAGGTCTTTGTTATTTGTTTCTTTGAGGCTGGCCCATAGACTGCCGCCATGTTCTTCACGACTTGCGTTGCAGTATGCAGTCCAGCCACTGGCTTCATAAGGGTCAGGACGATTACGATATGTAGTTGTCCACCAAGTATACAAGTCTAGAATTTCTTGTGCGTTCTTTGCCTGCGGAGTCAGTTGACCAATCTTTGGATCTCCGGGCTCGAAGCCTTCATCTTCTTTCCAGCGGAGGTTACGTTGCCATTCCAAGTTGTCAAGGCCTGCCTGCGGACAGCGCCAGGTGCGTACACGCCACCAACCACTTGCCCAGAACGGTGCAGAGTATTTGGCTTTGGTTTCCTTGTCAGCCCATGCAATGTGCCACCATGCAAGTTCTACTTCAACAAAATCGCGAAGCTCGTTAAACAAGCAAGGAAGAAAACGGTTCCCCACATCACGCCACTCGCCGGGTTTGATGTCCACAGGGCTCGCAGTGAGAGCATGAGTGTGAGTAATATAACGATTGTTAATATAATACTTGATAGCATGTAGTTGGTCCGGAATGAAGTATACAAACTTTTGAACATAGTCTAAGCCTTCTTCGGCCAGCCACCAACGAATTGGATAGTCTGCTTTTGCTCGCTTTTCCCATTCGTCCCAACCTTCAGCAGTCTTTGCGCCGCCTTTAGTAGTGCCGCGAAGCCAGTCTGCAAATTTGGAACATGTCCAGTAGTGTGAGCGCATTATTTGAATCTCGAGTCGTTAAGTTTGTTTAGGAAATGTGCGAATTCAACTTTGGCATTGTAGGATGCTGTTTCGTATCCAATCCAATATGATAGCGCACAGGCTAGTGCAATGCCAATAAACCTATTATACATTTTGTGTCTTTTCTTGTCTACGCATATTTAAATATTCATCGTTGTGAATCCACTTATTTTTAACCAAAAATCCCCATTCGCGTTTTTGGGGGCCGGGCATGAACAATGTCCAGCAGGTTATGCTAGGGTCAAGCTCAATACGATGATAAGAGTTAGCGCCGCATACACGAAAATGGCCGGGTCCTCGCCAAATTTGTAGCTCACCGATTTTTTCATTTTTACTGTTAAATTGAGGAACCCATTCATAGTATCCACCTTTCAAGATAAGCGTAGCGTAAGGCCATGGATGATCATGCAAATCATCGGGGTCTGACTTAAGAAACTTATGTAGGAACACATTAAATGGAAATAACTTTCGGTCCTTGAGAAAGAGATAATAGCGTTCCAAATAAGGTTCATTGTCTACCCTGTCCATTATGACACGTTTGCGTCCTAATCTTTCCAAAAGTTTTAGCAACATAAAAAGCTCCTATGCTAGACTATAACATAGGAGCTTCTAAAAGTCAACAGTCAATCTATCCAATTAAGACTTACTAGGTCTCCAAATACTAGATATTCCGCCCTTAGCTACGCTCCAGCCGCTAGGCCAACTAATCGATACATCCCCGTCGGACGGATTATTGTTTTTGCCTGCTGTAGGCGTTTGATTGCCGCCCACGAATGTTAACTTGCCAGCATTGCTTGTATAGACAAAGTTAACGTGGCTAAAGTTCCACAATACAATATCACCAGGTCTTGCATCAGCTACACTGACCTGTGTAGCATTCCAACGAGTCGGCTTTGCGGCAATGGCTTTGGCGCCAGCCTCCGAACAATACCTATACCCGGTGCGCTTTAATACAAAGTTAACAAACCCCATGCACCATGCTGTTTGGTCGCTGGTCCAGCAACCCGAACTGCCAACACCAATATCTTTCCAAATATTTGTAATGTTAGGATTACTAGGCTTGCCGCCCTGGCCGCTTTCACGCCACATGCCTCGTTTGGCTTCTTCTATTAATTGATCCAAGTACGGTTTAATTTCACTAGCTGCCGCACTACTGTTAGGAGGAATACTTTGATCACCTTGATCACCTGTTTCCGGTGTACCAGGGTAATAAGGTTTAACCCCGTTGGCCGCGGCCGCAGGGTTATTCGATGCACTAGGATTGGCAACGTAATTGTCTGTAGTAGAATTGTTAGCGGCTTGTACTGCTGGAGGAATAGTAATAGGTGCATCACCCACTGATCCTGCATAAGAAGCACTAGTGCCCGGTGCTAGCCATAAGGCTACAGGAACGTTATTCACAAAAACGTTCGAACTGTGAAATACATCCTGTATCGGGTCACCGCTACCAACTACATAAGGCATATTAAGATCCTAAAGCAATACCAGTAGTAGCCTGTAGATAGTTGTTACTCATCTCTTTTGCGCTTGCGGCAATTGCTACTACATGTTGACGTTTAAAGTCTATAGACCCAACGTCATTGGCAGTGATAAGATATGGTGCTAGACTCATACCTTGTGGTCCTGCCGCTAAAACAAGTGGGCGAGAAATTTTTACGCTGTCAGATGTATCATCATCCAACTTGCCTACGACTTCTTCACCAGTAGTAAGTTTCATACTAACTACATCGCCCACTTTATAAGGTAAACTAATTAACATAATGTCTCCGTGTGTTGTTAAATTTAAATTTGATTGTTGTCGATCCACTCGACTAACTTATCGTATCCGCCAATGTATTCATTGTTGATAAAGATCTGTGGAACTGTTCTTGGACTTTCACCTAGACGTTGTTGTAACTCTTCTCGTAAAGTTGGTTCTTTATCTAAAAGTTTTTCTTCGTACTGCCATTCTTTTTGTTTGAAAACACGTTTGGCCATATTGCAGTAATTACATACTGTCGTCGAGTAAATTTCGACCTTATCAACATCGTACATGATTTTTATCCTTATTATAATTTGAAGCCAGAGAAAGCGTTAATATCAACGTCCTGTTTGATTCCGCCAATCACGTAACTCTCTACTTCTGTCTCTTGTGGTGCTACTTGCAGTCCTTTACTTGACAACCAGTGTTGTGTCCATGGGAGCGGGTTATCGCTGGCACTACGGTTAAACAATGCTTCAAAGCCAATGGCCTTAAGGCGTCTGTTTGCAATAAACTCTACATACTCGTGTAGCAATCTTTCATTAAGTCCGATAATCGCACCGTCCTTAAACAAATAGTTGGCCCAGTCTTTTTCTTCTTGAATGATGTCTTTGTAAATTTGAATTACTTCGTCTTTACATTGCTCCATTGCAACAAGCATTTCTGGGTCATCACCTTTTTGCCAATTCTTAATAATATGTTGGCTAATAGCAAGGTGCTGTGCTTCGTCGCGACTAATCAAGCCGATGATCTTAGCACTACCTTCCATCTTTTTAAGTTCACCAAAAGCAAAGCTACAAGCAAAGCTAATAAAGAAACGAATGCCTTCAAGAGCATTAACGTTAATCATGGCCAAGTATAGTTTCTTCTTTAGTGTTAAGCTGTCTCCGATTCCCTGCTGTGTGTATTTTTGTGCGTACTCGATAAACTCGTCATAGGCCTTAGTAACACTCTTAGCACGAGCAATAATCTTCTCGTCGTCAAGAATGGTGTCAAAGACTTCGCTGGGGTTACTGTAAACGTTCTTAATGATGTGTGTATAACTGCGGCTATGAATGTTCTCAAAGAACTGCCATGCGTTCATACAACTCTCAAGCTCTGGTAGACTGCAATACGGACCAAAGGCAGTAAGGATACCTCGGCCTTGTACTGAGTCTAGCAGAATCTGATACTTAAGGTTGGCAGTAAAAATGAACTTCTCTTCAGGACGAAAGTTCATGTAGTCGGCGCGATCCTTTTGCAGGCTAACTTCTTCTGGGCGCCAGAAGTAACCCAATTGAGCTTGAGTTAGTTTATCGAAAATCGGATACTTAAATGTATCGAATCGTTGTGTGTTTTGTTCTGCACCAAAGAACATAGGCTCTTTGGTGAAGTCAACTTTATCTTTATTGAATACTGTTGTCATAGTTTAAATTGCACAAGCGTCGCAGACATCTGCGTCGTCATTATTAGTTGCTTCTAATTGTACAGGTTGTTCTGTCTTTTGTAAAGCCTCTTGTCCATCATCACTCTTCATGTCATAAGTGTTTTGGTAGTAACTTGTTTTCCAACCTAGTTTATAACTAGTTAGCAAATCACGTAACATTACACTTAGTGGTACTTCGTGGTTTTCATAATGATGTGGATTGTAGCTCCAGTTACCACTAATAGCTTGGTCAAAATACTTTTGCATTGCGGCAACAATACGTATATATCCTTCGTTGCCCTTCATGTCCCACAACAATGTATAGTAGTTCTTTAGACTTTGGTATGCTGGAACGATTTGTTTCAATGTACCCTTTTTTGACTTCTTAACTGATAGCAAGTCACGTGGAGGTTCAATGCCGTTAGTTTCGTTGCTGGCAACAGAACTAGATTCGCTAGGCATTTGTGCGCTTAGTGTACTGTGGCGCAGTCCATGTGTTAGAATGTCTGCACGTAAAGTTTCCCAATCGTAGTGTAGCTCTGTACCCAGGATCTCATCAATGTCACGCTTGTATGTGTCAATTGGTAGGATGCCTTTGCTGTACTTGGTACGGTCAAAGAACTCGCAACGTCCGCGCTCTTTGGCAAGGTTGTTACTGGCTTTTAACAAGTAGTACTGGAACGCTTCGGATAGTTTGTTTACCAAACGTGCGGCTTCAATGTCTTCGTAGAATACTTTGTTACGTGCAAGATAGTGTGCAAGGCCAATATAGCCAACACCTAAACTGCGACGAGCCTTTGTAGACTTTTCTGCGGCTAGTACTGGATAACCTTGGTAGTCAATAATTTCTTCCAAGCCACGTACTGCTAGGTCACACAAGTTTTCCAAGTCATCTAAATGTCGTAGTGTACCCACGTTAATAGCACTTAGAATACACAATGCGATTTCGCCTGCGCCATCAATGTGTTGAATAGGATCTGTAGGTAGTGTAATTTCCTGACATAGATTGCTCATGTAAATGCTATCTACGAAACTACTGTGACTGTTAACGTGGTCAATGTTCATAATATAAACACGACCTGTTTCTGCACGTTCTTTTAATAAGTTCTGTAACAACTCCATTGCAGGAATTGTCTTCTTGGGAATCTTTGCTGTGTTTTCGTACTTGACGTAGAGTGCGTCGAATACTTCATTGTTGCCCCATGCTTCATATAAACCTGGAACGTCATGCGGGCTAAACAATGTAACGTTACCACCTGTTAATGCACGTTCATAAAATAACTTGCTTAACTGAATACTGTAATCTAATCTGCGTACACGATTGTCTTCTGTACCTTTGTTGTTCTTGAGAACAAGAATGTCTTCGATCTCTTTGTGCCAAATGGGAAAGTGAACTGTGGCACTACCACCACGCACGCCGTTTTGTGTACAGCATCTTACCGTAGATTCAAACTTCTTAAGGAAAGGAACTACTCCGGTGTGTGCGACTTCTCCTCCGCGGATTTTACTATTGATTCCACGGATACGTCCTGCATTAATGCCGATGCCTGCTCGCTGGGCAACATACTTGCCAATAGCCATGTCGCTACTGAATATGCTATCAAGAGTGTCGTCAACGTCAACAAGAACACAGCTAGCAAACTGGCGCATAGGAGTCCTAACACCAGCCATAACGGGTGTAGGGATGTTGATTTTAAAAAGTGAGGTCGCATCGTAATATCTCTTAACGTAACTCATTCTTACATCACGTGGATAACGTGCGAACAATGTAGCGGCGATCAGCATATACATATACTGAGGTGTTTCAAAGATTTTACCACTGCTACGGTCTTGTACAAGATACTTGTCGGCAACTTGTCTAATACCTGCATAGGTAAAGTTCAAGTCTCTGTCGTGGTTCATGTGTTCGTTAAGTTCAGCCCACTCAGCTTCGTTGTACTGGTTAAGAATATCAGCATCGTAAATGCCTTTATCGATATTGCGTTGTACTAGTTCTAGTAATGGCATTGCGGCATATTCGCCGAAGACTTCTTTACGTAGTCCAAATAGTAGCAAACGTGCCGCAACGAATTGATAGTTGGGATGGTCTAAGCTGATTAAATCGTTAGCACTACGTACTAGGATTTCTTGAATGTCGTTGGTAGTAATACCGTCTATAAATTGTAAGTCAGCGTTCATTTCAACTTGGCTTACATTAACACCTGCTAGTCCCACACAGGCTTCTTCTACCATTTTGTGAATCTTATTGATGTTCAGTGGTTCTTTGCGTCCGTCTCGTTTGGTTACGTAAATATTTTTGGTCATTAATTTCTCCGTCTTTGTTCTTCTTTTCGTGGTCTGATATTTAACTCTAGAGTCAACTAGATAAAAGCTAGTATATTAAAATAAATCGCCTAATTCTTCCGAATCAAAAGTTTTCAAAACTTCCACGTACTCTGAGTCATAGTCTAATTGCTTATTGTAAAGGAATAAGGTACGATTGTCTACATTTATTGCCAAACAATTGTGCCGTTGTTCGATGTCGTTGACTATGCAAAGGCTTATGTTGTTTATGTCTACTCCAGCTAGTTTAAGTGTGTAGTAAATGCCTAACACTATACTATTTGGACAATAATCTTCTGCATATAAGAGGTTCCATGGATTAGGCCATGTTTGCACTTTCCATGGGTCAAAGGTTCTACGAACTGCTGGCGCTTGGGTCCACCATTCATATGCTTTGACAAATTGATTAGAGCTAGATTCCTCTAGCTCATGCCTTAGTTTTCGCCATTCACGAAGACGGCCGGAGGCACTAAGGGCCCATATTTGTTTTACACTGACTTCCACACTCTGGCTGAATAATAAAGATTAAATGGGTTCTCAGTATTGTTTACGTAATCGATGCTTAGGTACGGTCCTTCTGCTGGATCAACTAGGCTTACGCTTAGATAACAATCTTGTGCTTCCCCTAGACTATTTACTGTGCTGTTCATCTCTGCATCAGTTCCGTCTGTTAGGAAGTTAAAGTTACCTGAAATTAATACATTGCTAGAACTTAAACTAAATTCAAATACGCCAGTGTTGGCAAAGTTGTAGTTGATTAAAATACCAGTAGGAGTTGGCACTGCGACGTTAGGTGCAAGACGCACTAAGTCAACTGGCTGGTTTTGACCAATCATTGATACTTCGCTGTTGTAGCCTACAATGATTTCTTTACCGTCTGCTGGCGGTTGATTGAATACTAACTTAGCACCTGTTACTGCATACTGTATCTGTGGCTGTAATTCAATACCGTCAACAAACACAAACAATGGGGCACCTGGACGAATGAAACGTAGGTCCAAGTCATAAGTGTCTACGTCGCCGGTACCTGTATATGTACTAACTGGGTTACCAATGAACAATCGTCCTTGGTCCATGGCATAACCCATCTCACCCTCTTTAAGTAAAGGCAAGTCGATATAATCGCCACGTCTAATTTGTATTTTTGCTAATAAGTTCTCTGCCATTGCGGGCTCCTGATTATGTTATTTATCAGGCGTATTTGTCGTAGTACTCCGCTACACGTGATGCCCACTTTTCACTCATGACGTCAAAACGGTCCAATTCCAGCTCAAAACATTGCCAATCCAGGTCTCTAGACACCATAAAAATGACTGCTTTTTGTATTTCTGTGCCATGAACTTTGTTGTGGGCATGTGCGTATGCACAGCATTGTAGATAGTAATCTTCGATCCAATCTTCACGTTTAGGCTTCTTAGTAGTCTTGTAGTCCATGATTGCTGGTACGCCTTTGTAACGTCCTACTAAGTCTGTTGTGCCTGCGTACAAGTCAGGGTAATAAAGTCCTACTTCCTGTCCCCATACTTCTGTGACATCGCACAGACCCTTGTCAATAATAACATCACTCATGCTACGTGCCATTTGATGCACTACATTATTGCCTTGTGGACGTTCTTTACCTTCAATCCAGTTTTCTAAGTGTTTGTGCAATAGTGTACCCAAGCCTGCGCTTTCAGTACTAATGCGATTAGCTTCTTGTTCGCCTACACGCTTACGCCATTCTATTAGATGAGTTTTGTCTTTGGTTTTGTCTAGGATTGTAGTTACGCTAGGTAACTTTTTGCCGTCAGGACTGGCGTATAAACGTTTGCCGTTTACTTCTACTCTGCTTAATGGAGTATATTGAACTGGGGGGTTAAATGGAATCATAACCTAGTGTAGCAGATATTACTACACTAAGTCAATCATTACCACGCAATGATCCAACCAAATGTATTACCAGTTTGGCTGTTAGTGCGCTGTTCGATAGTATAACTCAAGTTTTCAAAATACTTGATTACTTGGTCAATTTGATCTTGTTTGGCTAGGTCTTCCGTGTTGCCTTGCCATACGTTCCAATATACCTCTGCATTTGATCCAGATGTCATTGTACTTGTATTTACTGCTACAGTTAGTTGTCCTTGGGAAACTGCTGTTAAAATTGCCGACTCAAGAGCAGAAATTTCGCTATGAATAGTCGCGTCATCTCTTGCTCTTAATCTTGCTTCCTTAGCCGTTAACATTATTGAATACCTTTTTGTGCTTGAGCTTGTGCCATATTAGCTACTGTATCAGCCGCTTTATCTTTTTGCTCTTTGCCGCTGGACATTTCGCCGTCAGTGTCATTAATGCCTGTGTCTAATTCAATCTCTTT